GGATGGTTTCATTGCTTACGATAGCGTAACGGAAGCCAACTGCATTGCATGGGCGCAAGCCGAAGCAAACCAAGCGGATGTTGAGGCGGCGATTGCTGCTAAGATTGAAGCTGACAAAACTCCAACCAGCGCAGCGGGAGTACCGTGGGCGGCTGAATAACACACAGAAAGGAAATCAAAGTGACTGAAGAAAAAAAGGTCATCACGATTGACGATGTAGAATATACGGAAGATCAACTATCAGACGAAGCTAAGGCTTGCATAAATCACATTGGTTCTCTGGATCAAAAGATCGCAAGCACACAGTTTAACTTGATTCAGTTACAAGTGGGGCGTGAGGCTTTTGTAAGTAAGCTAAAGAGTTCACTAGATCAACTACAAGAGGTAGCAGCGGAGTAAACACTGATGCAACAGACAGACAGTTGGCACCTGTCCAAGTCCGTGCCAATTACGCTAATCTTTGGTCTCCTCGTTCAAGCGGGGGCCATAGTATGGACCGTCAGTATGATGATGTCAGACATCGAGAAGAACATGCGCGACATCATGGTCCTAGAGATAACCGTCAGTGAACTTGAAGATGTCGTACAGTCACAGCAAGTCTCACTCGCGCGCATCGACGAGAACATTAAGGCGATCCGAGACGCTGTCGAATACATGATGGACCGCCAAAGAGAAGAACACACACAACAATAGTTTCGTAACCTAAGGAGAGCAGACCTTAGGAGTTACTATGGATCCGCTGACAGCATTAGCGGCGATCAAGACAGGTGTGGCTGCGGGTAAGCAACTGCACAACCTGTCTAAAGAGATCGCTGGTTTCTTCGATGCCACTGACAGCGCCAAGAAGGCCCACGCAAAGAAGAAGAACAGTGTGTTCGCCAGTGCCAATGAAGAAGCTATGGCAACCTGGACGCAAGCTCAGAACGCCAAGACAGCTGAGGCTGAACTACGAGAGTTCATTGTCAACACCAAAGGCTTCAGTGCTTACCAGGATCTACTAAAGGTAAGACGTGAGGTCATTGCACAGCGTAAAGAGGCAGAACGCCAGGCGGCTATAGAAGCTGAGGAACAGCGGGAGCTTGTGATGACCATTGCTGCGATCTTACTGATCATCATCACAGTGGTTGGCGGCTTTGGCTTCTGGTTACAAATGAAAGGATACATCGAGATATGAACGAGATGATCCCCGACAAGAAAACCTATCAGACAAACAAAAGACGCATGGCCTGGACTGCACTGGCTATGATGATTGTGTCTACCGTCGCAGTACTTATAGATCCCGCCAGGATGGCTGAGGCCGACGCTGTACTCATGATGATGTATGGATCCCTCAGTGCCCTAGTCGGCGCATACTTTGGCTTTTCGTCAACTCAGGTCACCAAGTCATCAGCTGTGGCAACGCGGAAGGATGACTATTAGGGCCCTAGTCCTGGTCGTCCTGAGTTTCACCCTTGCATCCTGTTCTGGCATCCCTGGCTGGCTCATGCCTGGCGGTGGTGGTCCGTCTGTGACCGCTGTCGGCACTCAGTTAGCCAAGGAAGCCAACCAGCAAGTGGTGAACGACCAGTCGAACATAAGAACAGAAGACGGCGACATCGAGGTCACTGAGCTGACAGACACAGTGCAAACCCGAGACGTCGAAAGCATCAACATCAAGAACACTGACATACCGCCCTGGGTCATCATTGCGCTGATCCTTGGTTGGCTGCTGCCTTCACCAGGTGAGATGGGCAGGGGTCTGATGTCAGCACTTTCAAGTCTGCGAAGGAGACCCAATGAGACCAGTTAACGAGATTATCATCCACTGCACAGCCACACGCCCAGGCTGGTGGAAAGACAAGAGCGCTGCCGAGAAGACAGCGGAACTACGACGGTGGCACGTTGAGGATCGTAACTGGAGCGACATAGGCTACCACTATACTATCGACAGAGACGGGACGATCACCAAAGGTCGATCTATGGAACGCAACGGTGCCCACACTAAGGGACGCAATAAGAACACTTGCGGTATCGCTCTGTTTGGGGGCTTCGGTTCAACATCCAATGATCGCTTCAGTGAGAACTTTACGCCCGAGCAGATGGCGTCATTGCAGCAACTGGTTGCGGATCTGACGAATACCTACCCGATCAACAAGGTCTCAGGCCACAACCAGTATGCACCAAAGGCATGTCCTGGGTTCAACGTCTCGAACTACTTCAAGTAATTCCCCTCAGCAGAAAGGAAGGTGATCCAATGTCTATCATGGCTGGATTTCCTGTGTCAGTCCCAGAGCTGATCATCATAGGAATGCTGGCTGTGGTCATCTATAAACTTAGGTAATCAACAGCCCACTAAATAACATCGGTCCGACATCAGCATGGCTTTTAGCCAGCATCGGTTTGGATCGGTGTTTTTTGCTCCTCTTCAGTAAACAAAAGTATTGTAAAACCAGAGAGGAATCATTATCTATTGATTACGGACGATGAGATCGGGAGTTCAATCGTCGGTAGTGACAGCGGAAAGGAATCATAATCCGCGTGTCGGGGGTTCAAGTCCCTCCTCCGCTACCAACCAAGAACTCATCGGTATTCATCAGTCCTTAACCATAAGGAGACTGATTACGATGACTAAAGTTACCCCATATTACACACTGTTTGTTCGCTCACCTGAAACTGGTGAATGGGAAGACGTCTATGGCTCATACAGCGCCAAAGATTGCCGTGACAAGTGGCTATACGACTACAACGGCTACGGCGAGTACACCAAAGACGACGTACAGGTCTATAAGACCGACGGATCCCACGAAGCACTACTTCGCGTCCACCGCAAGCTAAACCCTGACGAGGTGTCAGCATGAACTGGCTCGGAGACCTCATCGGATGCCTGGCACTGTTTGTCATGCTCTACGTCGGTCTGGGTGCGGCACATGTATTCGGATGACACGGACTTAGACGACTTCCTTAGGCAGCTGTTTCCACCGTTGCCTAAGCCATCCACCAGGGAAGCACCTGACTACCGAGATCATACACCCTGGACACCAACATATGACGGCGAAGAGCCACCGTTCTAACTGGGAGTAAGAACACATGAACTTGATTGACTTTGTAAACACAGAAGCACCTAACATTTGGCACGGACGTCACCTAAAGCAGAGCCAGGCGAAGATGCACCGCTTCGGCGCACACAATGGTGTTGGCTTTAAGGATCTTAAAGATGTCACAGCAATGGACGTACACCAGTTTGGCCTACACCTAAGGTCGTTAGGTCTAACCGAGAATACAGTTGACCACTACAAGGCGGCTATTAGTGCTATCCTAAGTCATGCATTAGATCTCGAATTAGTCGACAAGATGCCAAACATTAAGTTTGCGCAGAAGAAGCCTGGTCGTGTACGTTTCTTGTCTGAGGCCGAACAGGAGAAGCTATTAGACTTCTTCAGCGGTCACAAGCACTGGTGGATGAAACACTGGTGTCAGATCGCACTCAGCACTGGTATGCGTCACGACGAGATCCACAGTATCAACCCTAGCATCGTGGAGATGCGTGGGAAGGACATGTGTGTCGTGCGCCTAACCAAAACAAAGAACGGCGATGACCGCACGGTGTTTTTATCTGGTAAAGCCTACAAGGCATTGGCTGATCTAGAGTTCACCCCAGGTGCGCTGTACACAAAGAACAAGTTCTATGACAGCTGGGCTGATGCACGTTCTAAGATTGCACCAGGTGACAAAGAGTTTGTCTTTCACACACTGAGACATACCGCAGCTACCACAATGGTCAATGACCACAAGCTGCCCACAGTAACCGTGGCAATGCAGTTAGGCCATCGGACGCTACAAACGACACAAAAGTACGTGCACCAGAAAGAGGACGCAGCGATGGAAATAGCAAGACTAATGGGGGCCTAAAGGCTCCCTTTTACGTTCCAATGCTGAGAAAACAGACGCCAATAAAAACAATGGCTTACAGAAAAGGGTACTAAGAGACCCCTTTAGAAGCCAAGGGAGTAACTTAAGAATGACGAATGTCGTAGAACTACAGGCACAATTAGAACAAGAGATGATCCAACGAGGTCAGGAGAGATACCAGAAACGTCAAGAGAAACTAGCACCCAGTCAACGTGAGATACCACATCAGATTATAACTGAAGTGTTACCTAAAGTATCTTCCACCATTGTCAGATATCTTAAAGAAGATGAACACAGGTTTGACAGTGGTAGAGGACGCAAGTCTGAATGGTATGAACCACTGGTTGACCTGGATCCTGACACCCTAGCCTATATAGGTCTTAACTGTTGTTATGAGACTGTCTTAAAGCAGAACTCACTGGCAGGGTGTTACTCTATGATTGGCAATAGGGTTGAACTAGAGATTTGGGCTGACGATCTCAAACAGTATGACAACAGTCTGTTCCAACGTCTTAAACATCAGGTGACCAGAGATCACTCAAGTGAACGCTACAGGATCAAGGCTGCACGTATCATAGCCTCAAAAGCTGGCTTTGAGTTTCAAAAGTGGGGACGTGCGATGAAGGTCAAGGTGGCATCTCCAATACTTAATGCCATCCTAGAGTCTTCAGACATCTTCGAGGTCGCAACACACGAAGAAAACCTCAAGACACATAGGAACCTAACGCTGACTGATGAGGCTACAGATCTCATTAACCAGAGGGTCTTTGATGCATCCTGGGCAGAACCTATGTTTGGACCCTTGGTTGTACCACCTAAGCCTTGGACGTCTTTTGAAACTGGGGCATACCAGGACAGCATGTTGTCAGCCTTGGTACCTATGGTGCGTAAGGCTACCTCAGAGCAACGCAGGGCACTTGTGAGAGACTTTGAGAAGAACCCTGAGCCTTTGTATGTCAAATCTATTAACGCACTCCAGGCCACCCCTCTTAGGATCAACAAGCGTGTCTTGGATGTCTTAGACTATTGCGTCAAAGAGAAACTAAGGTTTTCTAAGTTTCCTGACCTAGAGCCACCAGAGTTTCCTAAGTTACCTGACGACTTCGACAGTCTACCTGAGAAGACCCAGCGTCAGCTAAAGCGAGACCAAAAGGACTGGCATCTAAAGCGTAGGGAGTCTGTAGCTAACCTAGTTGTCATGGATGATGACTTACGTCAGGCACACAGGATGTCTGAGGTACCTCAGTTCTATCTACCGTGGTCCTTTGACTTTAGAGGGCGCATGTATCCTGTGTCTCACTTTAACTATCACAGGGATGACCATGTAAAGGCACTCTTTGAGTTTGCTAGAGGTAAACCTGTGGCTGAAGAGGACAGAGGATGGCTTGCGATACACCTGGCTAACGTAGGTGACTTCGAAAAGATCTCGAAGAAAAGCCTAGACGACAGGATTCAGTGGGTCATAGACAACGATCAGTGGTTACGTCTCGTCAATGACAACCCTATTAGAACCTTTGATCTCTGGACCCAAGCTGACAAACCGTTCCAGTTCCTGGCAGCTATCTTTGCTTACTACAGTGATGACCCAGTGTGTCACCTTCCGATCTCTTTAGATGGAACTAACAGTGGCGTACAGCACTATGCCCTGGCACTACGGTCATCTGAGGATGGGCACATGGTAAACCTATTGCCTGATAACAAGTGTCAGGATGTCTATCAGACTGTGGCTGACCGGGTGATCCAGGATCTGACTGAAGATGGATCTGACGAGGCAGTCAAATGGCTCGACTTCGGTATCACCAGGTCAACCGTAAAACGCAATGTCATGACCTACGGCTACTCTAGCGTGGAACGCGGGTTTGGCGATCAGATCATTGAGGATCTCATGCAGCCACTACAAAAGGATGTGAACTATGGAACTATAGATGAGCATCCGTTTGGTGACCCAAGAGAACAAGAGCACTACGCGCGGTTCCTCGCTAAGTTTAACTATCAGGCAGTACAAAAGGTCATCTCTAGTGTTGCCCAGGGTATGGCGTTCTTACAGTCATATGCTGACGCATTAGCACGTGAAGGTAGGTCAGTTCGTTGGACAACCCCTAGCGGCTTCCCAGCCATCCAGAGGTACACCAAGCCTGATGTCAAACGTGTGCGGATCTTCTTGTATGACCGAGAAGCTAAGATGCCAAAGCCATCACGTCTTACCTTGCACGGCATAGGTCCTAAATATGACACCAGGAAAGCACGGGCTGGCGTCGCGCCTAACTTCGTGCACTCGCTCGATGCTGCCCACATGCAGCTGGCGATCTGCCACGGTTTAGACCAGGGCATCGAGGACTTCTTCATGATCCACGACAGCTTCGGAACTAACGCAGCAGATACCTGGGCATTCTACCACAACATACGTCATGCAATCGTCGACATGTACGAAGACAACTGTGTCTTAGGTAACTTCGAGATTGAGTGTCGTAACCGCCTGGCTAATCCAGACATGGATTTAGCACCAGTACCAGAGAAGGGAGATCTAGACGTTAGAGCAGTCTTAGAGAGCGAATATTGCTTTAGCTAAAACAGGAGAAACAAATGAAGGCGTATTATGAATTATCAGGTTACAGGTATGTGACCGACGGATACTGGGATTGGGAACTACTCGTGTCCAGGGTTAAAACAATCGAAGAGATTATGATGTACCGTGCAAAGTCTAAAGCAGAAGACACAGAGTATGCTGGTCATAGGGTCTGTTTAGTAGTCGAAATTGATACCGATCCTTGTGAAGACATGCATTAAAACAACAGAGCAGACTAAGAGACCCCTTTAGAAGCCAACAAGAGCTTCACGTAGGAAACTATCAAATACAGGAGACTCATCCATATGAGTAAAGCTAAGTTTGTATCACCAGCTGGAACAGCACAATACCCGTGGTTACAGCCTGGTCGACCAGACACTGCCTTCGATGCTGAAGGTAAATACAAGTTGTCATTACGTCTTGCACCTAAAGACGCGAAACACATGACTAACCTAATCGATGGTGTCAAAAGCGAGAACTTCGGTGCAAAGGACAACGTCCATACACCGTTCGACGTCGACGAAGAGACTGGTGAATATGTCTTTAAGATCCAGTCTAAGTATCAACCAAAGTACTTTGATGCTAAGGGCAACCCGATCCCAATAGATCAGGTTCCGACGATGTACTCAGGCACTGAGCTTCGTGCATCGGGTCAGATCGATGCTTACACCGCTGGTGGTAAGAAGGGCATCAGTCTACGCCTAGCAGCTGTCCAGGTGATTAACCCAGTCTCGGGTGGATCTGGAGACGGTGCTGGTGACTTTGATGCTGTCGATGGTTACGAAGTAGGATCGTCAGGTGGCTTTGAGCCAGCTGGAGACTTCGACGACGAACTTGAGGACTTCTAAAGCCGCCTATCGACTTGGTTTTAGATCGGGACTTGAGAAGCGAGTAGGCGACCAAATCATTGAGGCAGGGATCAAACTACAGTTCGAAACTGACAAGATCCAATACACAGTCCCAGCACGACAGGCAAAATACACGCCTGACTTTAAGCTCCCGAAGCTCGGGGGCTTTTTCTTTGTCGAGACCAAAGGGATCTGGGCGGTCCAAGACCGTCAGAAACACCTGTTGATAAAACAACAGTTCCCAGACATCGACATCCGCTTTGTCTTCTCAAACCAGAACGCGCGTTTGTACAAGGGATCTCCCACGACATACGCGATGTACTGCGAGAAGCACGGCTTCAGGTATGCAGCAAAGTTGATACCTGATGACTGGCTTGAAGAAGCTAGGAAAGGCTCAGAATACGAAAGCCCCTCTGAATAAAAGAGGCATTAGTATTTTGACACCAAGGAGAGAGCGAGGGGGCGGCTTAGGTCGCCCCTTTTTGATTCCAAGGAGTAGACAAATGGCTAACAAGAGCACCAACCTACCAGAGGTAGTAAAACCAACACCTAAGCAATCATATGAGATCTTTGAGATGCTTCAGGTGGCATATGATCGTAAGAACCAGCGTTACACGAAGGCAGAGACTGATCAGTCTGTAGCTAAAGAGCTAGGCATAGAGCGCTGGGGTTGGGTCACACAGGTACGTGAGCAGTTCTTTGGCCCCGCTGGTAACGAAGAGGACCAGGTATGGGTCAAAGGTCTAGAAGACTGGCTAAAGAAGACTGACCGTCAGGTAGAAGAGATTCAGATTGCCCTAGCAAGTCTTGAGACCTCACGCAAAGAGGCCAAAACCTTACTGTTGAAGGTCAAGAATTACGTCAACGCAAAAGCGGCGGCGTAACGCCATGGAAGCAGTCGAACAAGTTGAGAGCGAGTTCGTACAGCACGTCCCGTGTGACCAATGTGGATCACGGGACAATGGTGCACAGTACAGTGACGGTCACGTCTATTGCTTTGGATGCGGAGCGTGGGTTGCTGGCGATGGAGAGGCTCCTACATACGTCCCAGAGCGGCCTAATGACCCCAACCTAATCAACGGCACTTTCCAGGCTCTACGGACGCGCAAGCTGACCGAGGAGACCTGTCGTAAGTTTGGATACACGGTTGGTAAGTACAAAGGTCAGACTGTCCAACTTGCGACCTATCGCGACAAAAAGGGTCGTCCAGTCGCACAAAAGGTCAGAACCAAAGATAAAGACTTTTCCGTTGTAGGTAACGGACGAGATATGACACTGTTTGGGTCACACTTGTGGTCCAACGGTAAGATCCTGGTGATCTGCGAAGGCGAGATAGATGCAATGAGCGTCAGTCAAATGCAGAACCACAAGTGGCCTACTGTCAGTCTCCCCAATGGGGCTAAGGCTGCAAAGAAGGCTCTACTAAGTAACTACGATTACGTGACCAGCTTTGAATCAGTTGTCCTCATGTTCGACAATGATGAACCTGGTCGTGAAGCTGCCATTGAATGTGCAGAGGCTTTACCCATCGGTTTGTGCAAGATCGCAAACCTCGGGGAACACAAGGACGCCAATGAGGCACTTGTGAAAGGAGATGCCCAGACAGTCATACAAGCGATCTTCCAGGCCAAGCTCCATCGGCCTGATGGGATCGTGGCAGCTGCCGATCTCCGAGAGGTCATTGGTGTGGGGGATGCTGTCTCTCCCATTAGTTACCCTTACAGCAAGCTCAACGATATTACGAAGGGCTTACGGCTGGGGTCACTGGTCACCATTGCCGCTGGCTCGGGGGTCGGCAAGTCTACCTTTGTCAGAGAGCTTATGTACCACGTGCAGCAGTCAGGGTTCCCAATTGGCATGATGATGCTCGAAGAGAGTACCAAGCGCACTGCTCAGGGCCTTGTAGGGCTTCACATGAACAAGAACATAAGTGTGTCTGTCGATGGTACCTGTGAAGAAGACATCATCAGTTCATTTGATGACATGCGAAAGGCTGGTGAGTTCTACCTGTTCGATCACTTTGGATCTACGGATCTAGATGTCATCGTTAATCGAATCAGGTACATGAACAAGGCTCTAGGGTGTCAGGTGATATGCCTGGACCACATTAGCATTCTGATTTCGGGCTTAACCTCGGGTGTCAACGATGAGCGTAGGCTCGTTGATGACATCATGACCAGGCTACGTGTCGAAGTTCAAGCGCTGGGCATCTGCCTAATACTAGTGTCTCACCTACGTCGCCCACAAGGGGACAAGGGACACGAAGGGGGTGCCCAGGTCAGCCTCAGTCAGCTGCGTGGGTCACACGCGATAGCGCAGCTGGCAGACACCTGTATCGGCCTAAACGTCGATGCTGAAGATCCAACCTCAGGCAAGCGCAACATCGTGGTCTTAAAGAATAGACACACGGGCGAGGTCGGGCCAGCTGGCATCTTAAAGTACGACCTGGAGACAGGACGTCTGACTGAGACCAACGAGTTTAGTGACCTAGACGACGTGCCGTTCTAGTCATGCAGTGGTTTACAGTCTTACTAATTGAGTACACCAGTGCTCAATACGGACCCATGTCAGCACGGGTTCTATTCCCCACCTACAAGCAATGTGAACAGGCTATGGAGATCCATGAGCCTCTTTACGAGACCTATCAAGACGCGGCGGTCTACTGTCAGCGCATCAAACTAAGCAAATCAATCAGACCAAAACTAAGACCAGAGGAGAGCACCCATGGTTTCTGAACGCTATTTACAACCGTTAACTATGAACGACTACCAGGCCGACATGGCACAGTATGCCATATATAAGTGGAAGGTAATCTACCCAGCGCTGGCACTTAATGAGGAAGCTGGAGAGGTCGCTGGTAAGATCTCGAAGCTGATCCGTGACAAGGGTCTGAAGTTCGACGGCACAGAGAAGCTGACAGACGCACAACGTGCAGACATCATCTTCGAGTTAGGTGACTGCCTATGGCAAATTGCTGCCCTATCACGTGACCTTGGTGTCAGTCTGAACGAGGTTGCACACATGAACCTGGAGAAGCTGAGGCTACGTGCCAAGCGTAACACGCTCAGTGGGTCTGGAGATCACAGATGACTGAAGCTGGTATCATTGGTGTAGAAACACTCGAAGAACATGAGGATGGTAGTGCAACCTACCAGTTCCACATGGATGCACACTGTCGCCGACTACTGGCAGAGGAAGGGCTAAAGCTAGTCCTATATTGTGCAGCTGCAAAGATGGACCTTCAGTTAGTCTATGACTTCATTGAAGACCACATTAAATACGAGAAAGACGAACTCACTGAGTACGAGTTTGGAGATCCCAAGTGACCCGCTGGGTCTGGGACCTGGAGAGTGACGGACTACTAGATACTGTCAGCAAGATTCACTGCATTGTGCTTAGACACGTTGAGACCGACGAGGTGCAAACCTACGGCCCCGACGAGATCAAGGCTGCAATGTTTACACTGATGAACGCTGAAGAGGTCATTGGTCATAACATCATTGCTTATGACATCCCCGCACTCCAGAAGGTGTATCCAGGATTTGAGATCTTAGGTAAGATCACGGATACACTCGTACTGTCACGTCTGGTCGAGGCCAACCTGGCAGAGAAAGACAGCATACGTCACGCCAAGGATCCTGAGAGCTTCTCGAAGAGGATGACTGGGTCTTACAGCCTGAAGGCTTGGGGTATACGCCTAGGTGACTTCAAGGATGACTATGATGGCGGCTGGGAGAACTACAGCCAAGAGATGCTGGACTACTGTGTTCAGGACACTCAGGTGACTAAGGTTCTCTATGAGCACTGTATGTCACGCGGCTTTAGTGAACAGTCTATTGAGTTAGAACATTCGTTAGCACAGATCTGCAACGAGATTGGTAACAATGGATGGACTTTCGACAAGAGTAAGGCAACTGAGCTTTATGCATTACTTGCGCAGAAACGTGAGCAATTGCGTCAAGGCTTAGACGAACTGTTCCCGCCCTGGGAGACAACTGAAGAGTTTATCCCTAAGCGGAACAACAAGACCCTAGGCTACGAAGAGGGTGTACCCTTTACCAAACGCAAGATGGTAGAGTTCAACCCGAGCAGCCGACGTCACATAGAGTTCTGCCTACGTCAGAAGTATGCTTGGAAGCCCACTAAGTTTACAGGCACTGGTCACGCTCAGATTGACGAGACAGTCCTAGGTAAACTTCCGTATCCTGAAGCCAAAAAGCTGGCTGAGTACTTTATGATCGACAAGCGTGTCGGTCAGCTGGCTGAGGGTCCACAGGCGTGGCTCAAGAAGGTCGACAGCTTCGGTAAGATCAGACACACGATTGTGTCTGGTGGTACTGTCAGTGGTCGAGCGAGTCACAGGGGTCCAAACCTGGCCCAGGTGCCTAAAACCAGTCTTCCGTATGGCAAAGAGTGTCGTGAGCTATTCACGGTGCCAGACGGATGGTTCTTGACTGGTAGTGACCTTAGTGGTCTGGAGTTACGTTGTCTTGCCCACTACTTGAATGACGGTGGTGAGTACGCCAGTCAGATCCTCGAAGGTGACATCCATACGCACAATCAAAAGGCGGCTGGGTTGGCTACCAGAGACCAGGCCAAGACCTTTATCTACGCAACCATGTACGGCGGCGGTGACATGCTCATCGGCAAGATCGCTGGCAAGGGTGCAAAGCACGGCAAGCAGCTGAAGGAGAACTTCAACAAGAACATCCCAGCGTTTGGAACACTGCTCCGAAGACTTAAAGCAGCACACGAAAAGAGGGGCCACTTAATCGGTCTCGATGGTAGGAAACTATTCATCAGGTCAGAACACAAGCTACTCAGTCAGCTTCTACAGAGCGCTGGGGCAATCATTTGCAAGAAGTGGGTGGAACTGACTTATCAAGAAATCATCAGGCAACATCACGACGATGCATACATTGTCGGCTGGATACACGACGAGATCCAGGTTGCCTGTAGAACACAGGAGATCGCTGAGGATGTCGGTGATATCGCTAGACGAATGGCGCAAGAAACAGGCAGCTATTTCGAAACTAAAATCCCCATTACCGCAGAACATACCGTGGGACGAACTTGGGCTGACACCCACTGAGGTCACGGATCACTTAGCTGCAATTGTCACACTTTATGTCGTCCTCGACAGGGCGTGGCGTCGTCCCTTCACAGTATCCAGTCAGTTTGCCCGTCAGGGCGCCTTCTACGTCGCCATAGCGGCCTCTGAGGGCATGATCACAACGAACTGTGGAGAGGACACATGGGGTAACCGCTGGCTCATTACAGAGCACGGCATGGAGACCAAAGGAGAGTTAGATGGGTTACTTCAAGACATTCTTGCAAAAGCCCGAGGAGAACACAGTCCTACTCATTGATGGCGACCTGTATGCGTATCGAGCGTGTGCAGCTGCTGAAGAGGAGATCGACTGGGGTGACGACATATGGTCACTGTCCTCGGATCTCAAGCAAGCCAAAGAGATCTTCCGAGAGTTTATAGACAACGCATGTGAGACCCTGGAGACAGGGTCTTTTGTTGTCTGCTTGTCCGACAAGGACAACTTCAGGAAGACAATCGACCCGATGTACAAAGGTGGTCGAAAGAAGGTCAGGAAGCCTGTGGGTTACCCAGCCTTCATCAAGTGGATCCAGGAGACCTACAGGTGGTATCGTGAGCCGCTCTTAGAAGCTGATGACATCCTAGGTATCTTAGGTACAGCCCCGGGCCACAACACGATCATGGTGTCTGATGACAAGGACATGAAGTCGATACCTGGAAAGCTCTACCGACCTATGTCTGGTGAGTTCCACACAATCAGTCAAGCAGATGCTGACCTGTGGTTTTACACACAGACACTGACTGGTGATGTCACAGATGGATACTCAGGGTGTCCGTCAGTCGGTGCCAAGACAGCTGAGAAGCTACTGGCTCGGTCAGCTACCTGGAACACTGTCGTCCAGGCATATCAAAAGCAGAAACTAAACGCAGACTATGCGCTGACACAGGCACGTCTCGCTCGGATCCTGAGGTTCGAAGACTGGGACGTCGACAAGGGCGCGATCAAACTATGGGAGCCAAGCTAATGGCAATGAACGAGGACACAATC